GCACCACTCTACCAACAAGCATTTAGATGGTTTAGAGAGAAGTATAATTTACTTTATACCATAGAAGAAACTTTAGAAGATGATGAAGTTTGGTATGAATTGACTATAAAAACTCCAAATGGTTTTGAAGGAAGTGTTGAACCTACCTACGAAGAAGCAGAACTTGGTTGTCTTAAAAAATTAATTGAAATAGCTAAAAACAAATAAAAGATGAACAAAATTTACGCAGTAACAGGAACATTACATGGCTCTATAATAGAAGCTATTAATGAAGGTCAAGCAAGAAATATATTTCATAAAGCATATAATGGCGAAAGCATTTTGTATGTAAAAGATATTTCAAATCATAACTTATCCAACATTTAATCAAAACAAATAAACTATGAACAAAGAATTAAAGCACAAAAGAAGAATGTTAATGCACAATAAGAAGTACACTAATACAAATACCATTGGGTTTGTATTATTTAATGCAAAGATTATAGCTATTCAATCACATTGTAAACCATATTAGTATGAAAGAATTTATAAAATACATAAGAAAATTATTCTGCAAACATTCTTTTGAAAATGTAAAAAATACAAAATGGTATTTTCACGAAAGATGTACTAAATGTGGATTTGAAAAAGGAATGGGTAATTTTACTTATAAAAATTAACCAAAACAAATAACCTATGAACAAAGAATTTATCCCTTATGAACAAGCATTAGAACTTAAAGAATTAGGTTTTAACGAAGGATGTTTAAAAAAGTATGATGCTGATGGAGATTTATCTATTGATACACAAAATGGATATTATGTTAATCAACATTTATCTAAATCTACTTCTGCACCACTCTACCAACAAGCATTTAGATGGTTTAGAGAGAAGTATGAGTTCACTTATTCTATAGGTAGAACAAATATTGCAGTTATACATTATGGATTAACAACGCAGTTATTACAAAACAATAATTCATATGAAGAAGCAGAACTTGCTTGTATTAAAAAATTTATTGAAATAACTAATGCAGAATAGAGAATTAATATACGATATGGCTAAGAGATTAGATATGGTAATTGAAGTAACAAAGAAAGGAGAATACATTGGAAAATTTAGATTCATTAACAATAAACTACATAAATTAAATGAAACAAGAAATGACGATAACAAAGAAGTGCGCAACTTGCAAAATAGAAAAACCAGTAAGTGAGTTCGCTAGAGATCATGATGCATTATATGGAAGATATTATCAGTGTAAAAAATGTACTGTTTTAGCTAATAGGGCGTCAAAAAATAAAAAGAAAGAAGGAGTTATAATAGCATTTTAATATGGAGCCATACCAAACAAAAGCAATAAAAATATACTTAAACTTTTTTTTAAAAGACAGAATAACTGATTTTGAAAATAGAATAATAAAAGCAAAAAATGATGCTATATCGCATGCTCAAAATCAAATAGAATTATATAAAAATAATTCTGAAGAAATCTTTTATTGGTCAAATGTAAAAAACGCAATTGAAAAAATATGAGAAATAGCACAATAATAGTTAAGAAAAAGCGTTGTATAAATTGTGGTAATATTGATTACCATTTTTCAAAAAAGATGTGTAAGCAATGCGCCACCATTGCATCAACACAAAAAAGGATGGATGAATTTGAAGATGATTCAGAAAGCTTTAATAATTTAGTTCAGGATTTAGATCACGTATTTAGCCAGTATATTAGAAATAAACATGCCGATAAAAGCGGAATAGTAGAATGTTATACTTGCGGAAATAAGCATACTGTTTCTGAAATACAATGTGGACATTTTATGGGTAGGTCAAATTTAGGCACAAGATGGATGGAGTCAAATTGTAAACCACAATGTATGGAATGTAATTATTTTAAAACAGGAAACATTGAAGAGTTTGAAAATAAACTACACGAAGAAAATGGAGCTTTGGTAGAATATTTAAGAGAAACAGCTAGACAACCAACTAGACCAACAAGAGAAGAATTAAAAGCTTTGATCTTAGAATATAGGGCTAAACTTATTTTAGTTAAAAAGAAATTTATAAAGTAGGTTGTCGGTTTTTTATAGTAAATACGCCCCTGCATTTCTATGCGGGGGTTTATAAAAAAAGAGCCCCTCGTAGAAACGAAGGGCGTGATTAAACCGTTAACACTTGCTATATGAGATGCAAATATACAAAAATTAATTAAATTTATTTTTTTAATTAAATTAATTAAATTAATTTTACAAAAAAAAATTTAAAAAATGGCAAGAAACATTAGTCCAGATTCGGTTTCAAGTAAGGTAGCTGAATTAAAATTAGGGGAAAATATTCGTTTTGAAAACCCATACACATCGGTAATGGTAATGGTTTCAAATTTAAAAAAGAAAGAAGCTCATAAAGAAAAGCTTTTTAAAATTAAACACACTGATGGGATTACTACTGTATCAAGAATAAAATAAAACCGACACATATGCACATCCAAACCGTTAACTACACTAGAACATTTAATTTAGGTAACTATTCATCTGAAAAGATTGGCGTTGAGTTTGCCCTCAATGAAGGCGAGTCAGCCAATAAAGCTCTTGACCACGCAAGAGAGCTGGTAGAAGAATATCACAATAAAAATGTAGCTAGACAAAAAGAACTTGCTGAGTATTTAGGTGTTAATTATGATGACATACTTACTGAAGAAGTAATTCCTACTCAGTCAAAAAAGACTTTAGCTGAAAAAACCAAAGAGTTTATTGACTCATGTAAAACAAAAGAAGAGCTAAAGGCCTGGGAATTGATGAGTAAAAGTAATCCGGAATTACTAATGCACTACAATAATAAAATGAAAACACTTTAACTATGAAATGGAATGAAACACACATCAGAGCAAGCTCTGTAGGTTATTTAATGACCGAACCTCAATCAAAAGCTGATAAAGAAGCTGGATTGTTATCTAAAACGGCTCAAAAACATTTATTAGATGTTTATATAGCCGAAAAGTATGGTCGCAGAAAAGACATACAAACCAAGCAAATGAAAAAGGGTATAGAAGTAGAGCAAGATTCAATTGATTTACTTTCTATGTACTTGAAAATGCCATTTAGTAAGAATGACCAAAGATTTACCAATGATTTTATTACTGGATTTCCTGATATTATTGATAATGACAGAATAATTGATATTAAATCAAGCTATGATCTTTGGACGTTTATTGGCAATATACCAGATAAGTTAGATAGTTTATATTATTGGCAAATGCAATCATACATGTGGTTGACAAATACAAAAAGTGCTGTAATTGCTTATTGTTTGGTAAATACTCCTGAAAGTATCATAGAGCAAGAGAAGTATTACATGCTTAAAAAGATGGATGTAGCCACTGAAGAAAATCCAGAGTATGTAAAAGAGGCAATGAAGATTGAATTTAACATGTCTTTTGATGATATTTCAATAGAAGAAAGAGTACTTATGTTTAAAGTTGGTAGAAATGAAGATGATATATTGCGCATCCAGCAAAAAGTAGAAAGAGCAAGAGAGTTTTTAAGAGAATTGGAAGAAACACATTTAAACTTTAATAAGTAATATGAATCCTGAAGTTAATAACGGTGCTAACATTATAAATGCCATTCAAAATTTAAAAATGGCTCAAGAACAATTTGAGGATTTCTGTAGGCAATACCCTAATTCGCAAGGATCAAGATTATTTAAGAAATATAGCGATAAGATAGGTTGGATATTTGGAGATTTAATATCTAATCCATTTTTAACAGAACAAGTCAGGATTGGAATTAAAACAGAAATAGCAAGTGATGTTTTTGCAGTTCCGGCAATTATTGAAAAGGTAGCGTTATTAACTCCAGATCAAAGAGATATGATTGAATCTACATTAGATGCATTAATAAGTGGCGAAGAGGTAAAAATAGTTGACATAAACGAAATAAAACAATAAAATATGGCAAAGAAAAAAGCAAATATTCCAGAAGATAAACAAGCATATACAGAAGGATGTGATTTTTGTATGCAATTTGACTATGATGACATTCATGTAATTGGAGCAAGTCCAGATGAGCACGGTGCAATTGAATTAATAATTAAGGCTTATCAAGATGCCGGAGTTACATTTGTGTGTCCTAATACTGGTAAAAAATTAAGGATATTTGCTAGGCCATTAACAGATGCTGGCAGAGCTATTTTAGATCCTAGTCAATTACCTGGAGGTAACGAGGATATTAAGGAAATTTAACAATGATTGCTGGTTGGTGTAATTGGTAACACGACAGATTTTGGTTCTGTTATTTTGCGTTCAAATCGCAAACCAGTAACAAATAAAAACTATCAATATGACAATAGGAATAATAACAATAGTATTATTTATAGCAATATCTATTTTAGGTGTAATAGATATTTTTAAGCAAACAAAAGACAAATAGTATGATATTTATAGTAATACTCATACTAATGGCAATAGCGGCTTGGGTTTCTTATGATATGAATAAGGAGCCTTGATATTAATACTTAATTAATGGCTTTTCGGTTAAAATTATTTACCGTCATTTTTTACAATTAATCTACTTTATAATTTTTACCGTATCTAAATTTCAAGAAATCGCTTAATAATTGCTTTTTGTCAGTTGTTCCTTTTGGAGATGAATATTTTGGTTCAGGGAAATCTCCGTATTTGTTAAAAAATTGCCTATTAGCTTCTGTATCTTCATTAAATCTTTGCATTGCTTGCAATTTGTTTAATAATTTTGAGCCTTTTGGTGATAACCCTTGTTTTGCGCTATCTATTTTTTCCATACTTGGAGTACCGCTATATCTCATGTAATCTTCATACGCTTGTTTGTCATTGCCAAAATCCCAACCCCAGTCAGATGATTCATTAAATCCTTTTTCTGGATTATATCGCGCTACAGAATAAACGTATGGTCTGTTTGCTAAATAATTTTTTTGATCAACTTCTCTACTATTATCAACGGTGTCTAATCCCTGTAATAAATATTTTGTTCTTGCTCCAAGAATGTCATCTACAAAGGTTCCAGCTCTAGTTGTTCCGTAAACCTTCTGCATTTCTGCTAAATATTGGCGTCCTACTGGAGTAGAAGAGAGCATATCAATAGCAGCTTGTTGAAATTCTCTATTGGAAGTAGTAGGCAATTTGTGTTTTTTCGCATGTAAAACTACTTCTTCAGGAGTTATTCCAGAACTTGCGAAAGCATTGCTTTTGCCAGTAGGAGTTTTTTCAACACCTCCCTCATATATACTTAACCCAGTACCTGCTATTTTTTTTGATTTTGGTTTTTTTGGATCTTCTGGTAATTCAAAAGACTGCATCATTTCTATTGCCATGTTGTTATATTTATATAATTATTTTGTTTTTTTCATTGACCTTAACATATTTCTGCGCTTTAATATTTCTTCGTCAGATATAATCCTTTTTGTTTTAGGGTCTATATATGATCTTTCGTATATTTTATATGGATTACCAGCCTTGTGCATTAAAAAAGCTTGTTGGTACGCGGAGGTGCTATATGGATTTGTATTTAGTTTTTCGGGATTATTTGGATCTGCATCTTGATTCCAAAATTTTTCATAATCTTGAGGATAAAAATCCCAAGCATCTGCAACAAAAGCATAAGGCAAGTTAAGTTCTTTATCCATAGCAAATCCACTTTTGTAATGACCAAAATCAGGGATGCTATTATAAAATAAATTTAATGGCAAATTTTTGGTATTAGTAGTTGTACCGCTATAAAATTTTGGCTTACCTGTTTTTGTAACATTTTCCAAATCTGCAAGAAAGCCTTTAAATCTTTCATAATTTCTTTGTTGCACTGGTAAAAATTTATCTACCCGATCATTAAATTTAATAGGTTGATTAGGAGCATTAGACATTTTAACTATATTGCCAAAATAATCGTTTATTCTTGAAGATCCCAATTTTTGCTTTAGTGAATATGTAGGAAGAAATTTATAATAATCATCAGATGGAGTAAAAGGCGCTTTAGGTAAATCTTGATCTCCATATATATACTGTCTTAATAAAGACAATCTATTTCTGTAATTTTTATAATCCATCATCCCCTTTGCTTGCATATCACTAGCCGCAATACTTTCGCCAGTCTTTACCGTACCTTCGCCAGTTGATGCTGCTCTAAATGCTCTATCTTTTATGTAATTTCCTAACACGGGAACATTAAATAACCAAGGGTTCCTTGCAAGGACGTCTAATTCAATACTCCCAATCTTAGCCTCTTGCTCAGTAGCTGCTTTTTTTATTTTCTCACCAATTATTGGTAAACTTGTTATACCGGGCACCCTTGATAATAAACTAATTCCCACATCACCACTACTATAAGTTGGTGTTGGCGGATTAAAATATTCTTCTGCCGTTAAATCTCTTTTACGCATAGCCCTTGTCTTGGCAGCTTTATTCGCTGTTTTAACAGTGCTTTTTTGTGTTCCAGATCTAACATTAGTAGTTGGCCCCTCTAAAACGGAAATTCCTGGAGATGTTGTTAATTCTGCTTTAACAGGTAGTTTACCACCACCGCCACCACTACCATCCCAATCAGATAAACTAAAGGCCATACTGTAATATTTTACGCTAATTTACGATTTTTTGTGTGCATTGGCAAACTTCCTAGCGGCTTCAACGCTTCCAAATCCCCATGCTTTAAGGGCTAATGCTTTACGAGTAGGTTCTCCATTAGGTTTTTTCATTGCCCCTTTAATACCAGCGAATCTAGCCGCAAATGATACTCTACGAGGATTAGTTCCTTCTTTTACTGGTGCTTTTAAATTACCACCGGTTTCAGCATTATAAGATGCTCTACCTTTTGCATTTAATCCACCCTCTGGATTTTTGCCTTCTTTTCTTTGCCAAGCTCCTGACATAATTTATATTTAATTTCTTTTTAAAATCGTTAATCCATTGTTGTTCGTAAGTCTTTCATGTATTACCCAATGTTCGTTTTCTTTCAAAAATTCATCAATTGCAGGCCATAAACCTACTTCTTTTTTCCCTTCATAAGATTCGCCATTCCATTCAAAAGTAGTAGTATCATGAAAAATGATATATTTATTACTTTTATTACCATGTAACTCTAATTCTTTTTTTAGCTGATTGTAATTATGCAAAGTATCTATAAACAATAAGTCTGTTTCTTCTATTTCAAGATCTAATGTATTTGCAATATGAAACTCAAAATCTATTCCATTCTCTTTAGCTAAATCAATAAGAAATTTCTGTTTAGTTCCCCATTTTTCTACTGGCTCTATATCATAGGATATTATTTTTTTAGGCTTGCCCATCATAAATGCATATGTAGAAACAACCCATCTGACTCCCATTTCTGTAACATGATTGCACTCTTCAGTATATTTCTTTAGAATAGGCAAATGTTCGTTTATATCAGAATAGGTATTACACTTTTCTTCATATATTCTTTCTAATGTGCTCATTTCTTTTCTTGTGCTTTAATTTTCTTTTCTTGTTTAAGCATTTCTGGTGTTGGTTTTTTACCTGAACCAGCAGCCGCACGAATATTATCCCATAATCCACGAGGTGAATATGAGCCATCTGCGCGCTTCATCATTTTTAATTTACTTTTCATTATTTCTGAATTTTTTCATGGCTTCTATTCTATCTTGTCCTTTTTTCCAAGAACCATGAGCAAATTTCTCTGCTCTTCTTTTATTTTTAAATCCAAATACTTCCCCTCTTTTTTTGGCTTCGTTATAAGCCTCCATTCCTTTTCCTTCTAAATCAGTCCAACTGCTATCTTTGTTGGGGAAAATAGTAGGATTGACCTGATATTTATATTTCCCACTACCCTCACCCATTTCCATTTTATGAGTAGAAACTGAACCATCTTCATTTTTTCTTCCAAATGTTCTAATTTGTTGAGCAATTTTTTTCCTATTTTTTGTTATAAGAGGAGGGTCGGAAACTGTATCTACAGTTTGTTTCATTATCTCTAATTTACTTTTCATACCACTAAGATACGAATTATTTCCAGTTCTCCGCCTTCCAAATAGTCAAATCTATACCTTTTAAGCCAATAGGAGGCTCTTTTTGACTTTCAACAGGTATTTCTACCACTTTAGCATTATCTGCCAATTTTGAGGCTAATTCTACGGGAGAAACAATATTTCCTTTAGGGTACTTCCTATGCCAATATACCCTGCACTTGTCAGAGCAGAATTTCTTTTTTGATGTTTCGCTCTCCATTCTTTCGTTGCAATAAATGCAAAATGGTGTTCTGTTTTTCATGTGTTACGATTGGTTGTTACGATTAATTAATTTGTTACGATAAAGGTAGGTATTTTGTTACGATTAAGCAAATTTTTGTTACGATTACCCCCTCCCCTTACCTCAATACATAATACATAAGCATAAGGCCTACATAACAGCACAGCACCCCCACAAAGCAATTGCACGAAAGAAAACCCCCACGCCATAACCAA